TATATTTATAGAATTATTTATACTGTATAAATTAAATATGGTACTAAATAAACTAATACAATCATTATAATAATATTTGTATTATTAGTTTGTCCTTTCAAAAAAGATGCAATCAGTATAGAAGATATCATCATTGCACTATCTGCTAAAATAGCTTTATAACTCACTTCTTTTCCATAGTCTTTGAATATATCCATAATTTGTGATTTTCCACGAGGAATAGAAATAGATAATTTATAAAATAAAATATCATGTATTACTTGTATACAAACTGCTAAACCAATAAATTTGAATAGCGAATATTGTGTAAAAAAATAGGGGTAAAAAAAACGCGCCAAAATAATTCCAATAAAAATAATTAAAATATCCGCTATAACTGCGCTTAAATTTAATTCTCTATACCATACATTAAGTACTTTGGATTTAATAATACCTCCAATAAGTAAACAAATTACAATCATATCAGTTAATAACACACCATTAAAAATGGAAACATAATCACTTATATTATTAAAATCTGAAATGTTTTTGAAAATCATAATCTATATAGTATACCAGGATTTATATTTTTCTTATTATTTTTGTTTTAGTTTTTGTTTTTGTTTTTATTTATTTTATTTTAAGACAATTCCTAATATTCTCTGATACAAAAGAATTCCTGCATCTTGAATCGGTAAAATATAAGCATATGTGTTTCCTGTATTATGATGGGAATGCCATAATCCTGGTGGCGTAATAAACATTTCATTTTGTTTCCAATTTACTTTTATAGGATTAATAATATTTCCGTCTTCATCTAATTCATCACCAATAAGTGTATAAATATTTTCACTATCTGAACACAGAATACATAAGTCAAGAGCTACAGAATTATGTTTATGTGGTTTTTGAATAGTGTTAGGAGGTAATTCGTTATACAATGACCATAAGACAGGTGTAATGGTATTTACACCTATTTTTTCTGTGTCATCATTGCTTAACAATATTCCTTTGCGATTATTTTTCGGATTTGATTTTTTCTCTAAATTAGAAAGTAAAAATTCTTTTGAATAAATAGATGCTTTGAATATTTCTTTACTAGAAACTGCTCCTAAATAATTTAATAATGGACTATCATTAATATAATAAATATTTAGATCTTCTTTTCCTGTATTCATAATGGTAACTGCTTTAAAACAAGGTGAAATAAACAAATCACCTTCATCTAGATAAAATGAATCATTATTATCAGTTTCATCACTATTTATTATGTTACATTTTCCCTCCATAATATAAAATAAATGGGAAGAAGCATTTGTATTTTCTTTATGTAAAAAAAGATAATGACTATTTGGTTTTATCTTTATAAAACTAGCTAATAAATTTGGGGTAGTTGCTTTGTATTTTACATTATATATTTCAGAAAAATCAATAAAATTGATTCCGTACTCACAATCGGTAATAATTTTACTATATATAGGAACAGATTTTAATAGAGGATTTACATTCGTTTCGTATTCATATGCATGAATGTATTCAGACATTTAATAATAATAATAAATATAATATTTTATTTAATATTTATTTTTATTATAATATTTTTTATAATATTTTTTTAATATTTTTTATAAAGATTCATTGAAGTAAACTTTTCTAAAATGATTCATATATTCATCTTTTAAAATATGTGTTTTTAAATATTCTTCACTTGTTTTGTCTCTCAACATATTTACAATAAAGTAAATAGAATATATTCCACATTCTGTGTTTCCATATTGGTGTTCAATTCCCTCATTACTATCAAATTTAAAGTTTATTTTTGGCGTTAGCTTTATTCCTTGATCTTTTATACGATTTACTAATACCATCACTTGATTTGGTATTTTATCTCCTGTACTGTCAAAGAAAAAAATTTTCTTCTTTTTAATATTTATAAACATAGAAATCCAATGCTGTCCAGGCTTATCGTGAGGATCGGTATTAAAAATAATACCAATTTTGGTTTTTCCATTTTTAATTTGTTGTTCTAAATTAAAATTACATAATTCATCCCATACACATTCGCCATATAATTTTCTAGTATCAAAATCAATAGGTGAAGGACCTATAAAATCAAAACACTTGTAGGCTTTTTCATATTGTTTCATGACTTTCATAATATCTACACTAGATAACCATTCATTCGGATTTTTTTTCCATTCTGCAGGTGATTGTGGAGCAAATGAATCTATCAAGTCATTTTTTACATTCCCAAAGTCTTTATTCTGTTTTAACCAACAAGATTCTTTATTACATACATTACTTAAATATCCGGTTAGCTCTTGATGTATTTCTTTTGTATTGTTTGTATTTATTTTAGCATCTGGATGTCTTGCATTCCATAAATCTCTTAATTTATATAGTGATTTATTTGTATAACATGTAAAATTATTTAATTCATTTTTAATTTTTGGACTACATTTTACCTTTTGTAAATTTTTAAATTTGTTCTGTTTTTTGGTTACATTCATTTTTATATTCTTTTTTGTCTTCTTTGATTTTATTTTCCGTGTTATTTGTTTCACCATATTTATTATTGATATTTTTCTTTTTATCAGAAATAATAACTCCTTTATTCTTTAAAATAGGATCCGATAAATTAATATCTTTTTGTTTGGGTAAAATCATTTCTTCAGGTTTTTTAGTAACTATTCTTTGAACAAAATGATCTAAAGAAGAATTTGAAATATTTATAGAACGCATCATAAGTTTATCGGCTTCTTCTTTATACACTAAATCATCTTCTAAACCAAGTATCTTGTCTAAGGTTTCTGTTTCATTAAATGAAGTATATTCTGTTTGTAAAATATCATTGCTATCAATAGCTCTAAAATATTGGACACACGCATTTACATAAATATTGAAAGCGTATTCTACATCAGGAAACAAATTTTCGGGTTTTTCTTTTGATAATAATAACTCTTTTGTAAGACTAAAAATTCGTTTTCTGTAAAATTTTTTATCTTTTCTATTACTTATTTTTTCGGTTTTATTTATTAAAAATTTACTATATTGGCTTTTATTTAATAAACAATCTAAAGTTACTTGATTAACAAAAGCTTCTGACATAATATATATTTTATTTAAAATATATATTTTAACCTTACGATAATAAATGACTTTAATAATCTAACATGTTTGTTTTGTCATGTCTCTGATTTGTACTCTTGTAGGATTCATAAACATACTACTTCCTACTACTTTTGTATCCGGATTTGGATTAAAACTTTCAAAATGATTTGATTCAAATAATAGAGGATGTGTTTGTTCTACTTTTGCGTTTTCTGCTGTAAAACTAAAATTATATAAATCACTATTACTAGTTGGTACATAAACAGATTGACTACATTTCTGTAAAGCATATATTTGATTTCTTAAATCTGATTCTACATTTATACTGGATGCAAATCCAGACCATGGTGCTTGATTTGTTCCAGGATTGAATACATTATTCGTATTGTAAGTAGGCATTTGTTTTAATTTTACACTCAATTCTCTTCTAGGATCCACAATTGGTAAATAAGAATATTTTGTCATTACAGGTCTTACATCTAAATATGGTTGAAGTGGTTGAGAAGGAATATTTCTAGTATATAATTTTCTATTTTGTTCTTCTTGAAATTTTGAAACACATTCATTATTCATTTTAATATATAATATTACAATATATTTTATATATTTATCTTCTTATACATTTATTTTTTTTATACATTTGTAAATTTATATAAAGAAATATTACTAATAACAATAATAAAAGACCTACAATGTGTGGAATTTTTTCTATTCTTAATAATGATTATACTATTTCCACGGATTTAGTGAATCATTCTTTTATCAAAGGAAAAAGTCGCGGACCAGAATTTTCTACCTTAAATAATTATTTAAAACTAGTATTTGGTTTTCATCGTTTAGCAATTAATGGACTAAATAATGAATCCAATCAACCAATCATTGTGAATGATGTTATTTTAATTTGCAATGGTGAAATTTATAACTATAAGAGTCTATATGAATACATCAATGTAGAAGCGAATACAGATTCTGATTGTGAAATTATTATTCATTTATACATTAAATATGGTATAGAACAAACTCTTACCATGCTTGATGGGGAATTTTCTTTTATACTCTTAGACAATAGAATTACACATGATTTAAACAACAAATTATATGTTGCAAGAGATCCATATGGTGTAAGACCTCTTTATTATTTAAAAAATTATAATAATACAAATTTTATTAATAATACTAGTAACAAGAGTATTAATTATGGCAAAATATTTGGTTTTGCTTCTGAAATGAAGTGTTTAATAGATGTTTGTAATACAAATATTAGCAAATTTAAAATTAAACAATTTACTCCTGGAACTTATTCCATATTTAATTTATCAAATTTAGTTTATAGCGAATGGGAAGCGATAAAAGAAAATATCCCTTACTTTATTCCCACTTTTCCTTATACTAGTCGTTCATTTTATCAATTAGATTCTATGAATGAAATCTACCAATCTGTTTCTTATTATTTAAAGGAAGCTGTTATCAAAAGATGTAACACTACTGAAAGACCAATTGCTTGTCTATTATCTGGTGGATTAGATAGTAGTTTGATAGCTGCGCTTACGAATCATTTTTATAAAATAAATGACTATTCTTATCAACTAGAAACGTATAGTATTGGTCTGAAAGACTCTGAAGATTTAAAATATGCACGTTTTGTTGCTGATTATTTACAAACAAAACATACTGAAATTATTGTTACAGAAAAAGAAATGTTTGATGCTATTCCTGAAGTTATTTATGCCATTGAATCTTATGATGTTACAACCATTCGTGCAAGTATTGGAAATTATTTATTAGGAAAATATATATCTAAAAACAGTAATGCAAAAGTTATTTTAAATGGTGATGGTTCTGATGAGGTTTGTGGTGGATATTTATACATGAATAAGTGTCCAGATGATATTGAATTTGATAAAGAAACACGAAGATTGTTGAAAGATATACATTTATTTGATGTTTTGCGTTCAGATAAGTCTATTTCATCTCATGGACTGGAACCTCGTACTCCTTTTTTAGATAAATCGTTTGTGAATTATTATCTCTCTATTTCTCCTAGTATAAGAAATCATAATAATGAAAAAAACATTGAAAAATATATTTTGAGGAATAGTTTTTCAAAAGAAAATTTTAAAGATTTTGAAGGAAAACAATTATTACCAGATGAAGTTTTATGGAGAAAAAAAGAGGCATTTAGTGATGGTGTAACGTCTAAAGGTCGTTCCTTGTATCAAATTCTTCAAGAACATACTTCATTTCAATTAAATATGCAAAATATGGAAAGTCTTTACAATGTAGATCATATAGATGGATGTATTTTAACCTATTCGCCAAATATTGAATGTGAAAAATATTATTACAAACAAATTTTTCTTGACTTTTTTCCAAATTGTGAAACAATCCTCCCCTATTATTGGATGCCTAAATATACGAATGCTAGTGATCCTAGTGCAAGAACTCTTGATATCTATAACCATAATGATGAAAATGATGAAAATAATGAAAATAATGAAAATAATAAAATATCTAGTTAAAATATTTTATACGTTTAATATATGAAGAAAGATCATCATTTGGAATTGCAATATAAATTTTTTGATACAATTATTAAATTAACCTATTTTTTAACGTTTATTTCTGTTTTAGGAATTTCCAGTTATGCTCCTGAATATTTAGAAACATTAAATAATTTTACTAGAATTTATGTTTGTTTGTTTTTAATATGGAGATTTAACCCATTTCGTGATTCAAAATTTAACCCTTTACGTGCTAGTAAACTAGTATTTACAAATCTTGATAGAAAAATTGCGTTTAATGCAGGATTACTTATTTTAAGTACAACTATTATTAATAAATATATGCTTGGGTTAAAAGATAGATTGGTTGAATATATCAAGACACACTTTCTCAACAAATCTAGTTATTAAAATAATGATTTTTTTTTGTTTTATTTTTACTTATTTTTTTTTTTTTTTTTTTATTT